TACCAACCATTACCAAAGTCTGTAATTGATGAAGTAGGGTTCGTTCCAGTTTGTGTTCCCAAAGTGCCAACAACACCATTATTTAAATCAAAGTTGGCAAACATTCCCCCAATTGCGGGGGATGAAATAAGTTGAATAAAACTATTTGTACCTTTTTTTGCAAATACGCTAAAAGAAGATACTACACCAGAAGTGTAGTTAATATTGTTTGTTTGAACAGCGTGTAGTCCAGAAACACCATTAGCCGTTATCGTATCGGCATTGGTATAACCATCTGGGCTAATTATAGAGTTATTTGTTACCGTTATTAGAAGTTTACCCCACGCCGCATTATCTATTTGCTCTGAATAAGTAACTAAATTAGTCCGCTGCGGTTCTAAAAGCAATTTACCGCATCCACCACCCGTATAGTCAATACGAGGAACACCCGTTGCAACTGATTCTATTAAACCCGCACTATTTACCCTTGTTGCCGTGCTTGCTCTTGTGAAGGTTAAATCGCCACTTCCATCTGTTGGTTTTAAATCAAATATTGTTCCGGCTTCATACCCACTTGGATACATTATTAAACTAGCAGTATTGTACGTATCTTCACCTATGTTGTTTAAAAATACTATAGTACAAGCATCATTTTCAACTACACCTCCAGCAGCAATTACTCTTTCTCTATATTTACTAAATATAGATGCAGAAAAAGATATTAAACCCGATGCACTTCTTATATATGCTCCTAACCCAAGCCCCAACATATGTTAAAGATCGTTAATATCAGTTATAGCATTATAAGCAAATGCAGCTCCTGAAGATTGAGTTATTGATGATATTTGTCCATATAGAGGAATACCTGCTGAAAATGTACCCGTAATTGTACTACCTGAAACCATATTGGTAAAGGTAATTGTTGCTGTTGAATCTTGGATTGGGTAATAAACAAAGAAATAACCTCCATTTCCGGAAATTGTTGCTGAACCCGTAAGGTATGTTCCTCCTCCTAATCCAAAGGGTGATGTGTTGCCTTGTATGACTGCCATTTTATTATAAATATTATTCGTTAAATAGTTCTATTAAATCGTTTACGTAATCGTTTGCTAAATCAGTTCCATACAATACAGTAAAAGAGTCTGGATTAGCTCTATAGTAATCCATTGTTTTATGTTTTGCTTGTTGCATCAATGGAAGTAGTTCGTTTAGTTTTCTTTCTAGTTCATCAAAACCTAAAATACGGCTTGCGATGAATTTTTTTTTGTCTGGGTCTGTAATGTTTAATCCTTGTAAATATTCTTCAACATTAGTATTTGCTTCGTTTAAAGATTCAGCTGCTAATCCTTTAGCTGCTTTTTCAGCACCTGCTTTATCAACTAACTTATATTTAAAGTTTTTAACATAAATATTGTTTTTTACACCTTCAGGACCAGCTGATGGGCCAGGACCAAATGTTGCTCCAGGACCTTCTTCTACTTTTTTAAATCCAGCTTGTGTATAAGCACCATATGTTGATTTTCTAGGAGATGGACCTGTATGGTTTTCTCCTTCACCACCTGATATAAATCCAGAATTAGATGCTATTGTGTTTTCTTCATTAAGCGATTTTGATAAATCCTCAGCAACACTTTTAAAATTTCTATATTCATCAGGATAATTTTTCCTTAAATGAGTACGGAAATCGTTAAAGATATCCATTACTCTTTTAGAGATATCTCTAAACTTAGGATCATCTTTTTTGTCGTTTGCTAGTTTTTTAAGATAATCTCTTAATTGAGCAAATTTCTTAAAGGTAGTATCCATTTCAGGAATAGTTGAAATATCCCATGTTATAGCACCGGATTCAGGATCAATAGATGTAACAGTAGATTTTCTACCGTTTTGAACATCTGTATCGCCTACTTCAATTTCCTTTAATTTATACTTTAAATTACCCATTAGCTTGTGTAAGTTCTTCTAATAATGCATAATATTGTAACAAGTTAACTAAATCATCATTACCTACTGGGGTTGTTTTGCCTAGAGGTGTTAATATATTATTAACTTCTTGTAATTTTATTTTTACAACTTTATCAGTGACTTTTTTAGCCATTCTAGTTAATTCACTTTTAATTTCCTGAATTTTGTCATTGTAAAATGATTTTAATTTAGGAGTTGAGTCAACCGAATTAATGAATTCTTTTAGTACTTGTTTTTGATTATCATTTAATGATGCATATTTACCATTAAATTTTTCTAACAATACTTTGTATGTTAAAATACGTAAATCTTTATCGTATGTTTGAAATTCAGTCATTAAATCATCTTCTACTTTTTGTTTATCAATAGCACGTGTTGTTAAACTTTCTAAAATAGAAATTTTATTTTCAATGATTTGATTGGGATTTGATAGATTTTCACTATTATATATCTCAACTAGGGTGTATAAAGCAGCATGGACTTTATAACTTGGTAATTTTGTTTTAAAGAATTCATCTAAATTGTAATGTTTAGCAATTTCTTTAATAAGATTATATTTTTGTCTCTTTAAAGTACCTCTATTAAGGTTTTTAGAAGATTCGATAACGGATGTAATTACAACTTCTGCTTTACCTTCGGTTAAATTTTTATGCTTAGCTAGAGTTTCATACAATTTGTATTCTCTACCTAATTCGGTTTTGACAAAGTATTTTTTTAAAATACCGGTTGCCTTTGAATCTTTACCCGATAGGGTATCCGAGGTAATTTGTCTTACCAATAATTCAAAGAGAATCCCTGTATTTTTATACTTGGAATGTTTTATATTCATCCTTGGAGGTTTTATTATAAATATATAAAAATTATTACTCTCTTATCTGTTTTTCATCTAATAGCGATTCTTCTGATTTAGATAATTCAGGTGTTACTCTTTTGCTTAAACCTTCAATTAAAGATTTATTTTTTAAATACACTTGTTTAGCCTCTAATGCTAATGGTGAACCACCTTTATAACTAGGACGGATGGAATCTGATTCATTATCATCATTTTTCATACCTTTAGCTCCTAATCTATCTTTACCGAAATTATCTTGTTGAGTGTTTCGATTAGTTGATTTTTCTTCAGGGCGACCTAATTCTAAATCATCACCATATCCTACAGGTACATTTTCTGGGTCACTGTGCATTCTGCCTTTACCATATAATGAGGCTAAATCATGTGGTGTACCATATGATGTTCCTGTTACTTTAGGATCATTTCCTTCTTCTTGGATTTGATTAAATCTGAATGTACGTTTTTGATCTTCGGCTAATAAATCTCTATACTCATCATACTCATCTTGACTGAAATGGAATATATTATCATAAATCCAATCTGTAGGTAATAATTTAGCTTCCATAATCTTTTGGGCTAAATCTACTTTTTGAGTTAATAACGCAATTTTTTCCTGGTCGTAGATAATAGATGGTGTAGTTAAATCTAATTCAAAATTAGTTAATTCTTCACCTGTATATCCTTGAGAATATAAATGTACTAAAGCTATTTTATATAGTTCTGATAATGTAATACGTTGTATTCTATCAATTGTACGAGCAAAACGAATATCTTCAGCAGCTAATGTAGCTTTACCAGTTAAATCTTTTTCGTAACCCATAAATGCTTTAGGCACTTTAAGGGCAGCAAATAATTTATCTCTTAAATACTCAACATCTTGTATACCATCGTAAGTTAAACCTGGTGTTGTTTCTATTTTAGTTGATGTATCATTTCCACGGATTGGGATATAAAAATCTTCTAATAGGTTTTGTTGGTTATATTTTAAATTATATTCACCCGTTTGACTATCCATTAATGGGGTACGCTTCATTGTAGAAATTGTTTTCTGCATAAAGTTTTCTACTTCATTTGGAGGAATTGAACCAACGTTAATATAAAATATACGTCTGTCTGGGCTACGTGAAATTCTATGTATTAGCATAGCATCTTCCATCAACACATATTGTTTAAAAATACGACGTCCTGGTTCTAGGTATGAACGACCGTAAGGTAAATAATTAACATCCGTTAATAATCTAAAGTGGGCCATTTCATAGTTGTCAAAATAGACACCATTTTCTTTATCTCTATCAAACGTATTAGGCATTCCATAATATCCAGAACCACCAGCATAAATACCTTCTGGTGAGTATCTAAATCTTACAGCATTCGGGTGTTCAATATCATAGTTTTCTTGTCTTTCGATATGATATGCTGTATAAGGTATAACATTATATACACCATATTTTTCGGCAATCTCCATTTTAAGGAAAAAATCACCATATTTACACATTTGACGAATCCAAGACCATAAATTAAATTCAATGTTTAATACATCATAAAATAAGTTATAGAGGATTTGTTGCACATCTGCATTTGAACTTTTAATATGTAATACTTCACCTAAATCGTTCTTTAATGTACTTTCATCAGCTATAATATCAAGTGCCGAAGCTACAATAGCATCATAATCCATGTTATCATAGTCTGAATAGACCATGGTACGCATGTATTGCCAGTTTAGATTAATCTGGGAACCTAATAGTGAAGTTGATGCTGGTGAATAGAGACGATTATATCTATCCATTAATGAATTTGTTGCAATATCACCGGATTGTTGAATTGAATCAACATCCATTACTTTTAATTCATTGCCACCCTGATTTCTGATGATAACATCTGAAGAAAATAATCGTTGTAATCGGGTGAATAAACTAGTATCTGCCATTTTTTGTTTTTGTTTATATATAAATATTATAAAATTATCCTAACAACCATTTAATATCTTCCATTCCTTTATCTGTTTGAATTGAATATGGATTTTTAATGCCGTTTGGACTATAAGCACCAATATACGTACTCTTACTCATATTACCAAGGGCAGCTCTAGTCATATCGTGAGACTGTTGTTGGAATTTTAATGATGTATCTCTTAAATACATCCCTACACCAAAACTCATTACTAAGTCATCATTATAACCAGATTGTGCTTCAGGACGTCCATTTTTCCAAATAAATACCTTCATTTCCTCTAGTAAACGTTTTGAACGAATTGTTACTGATCTGTCACCAACATATTCTCTAAATTTATTTACTACTAGTGGTCTTGTTCTTAAAGACATTGTAAATCCGGGTGTCATTTCAGACCCTCCATCAAATACTTTTAAGTATGATTCGGATGTCATATGATCGGATTTAGGTGAGTGGTATAAATTACGATATCCTCGTTCAATAATAGCATCTAATGTTGCCCAACCAATTGAAGCATTTTCTACTACTAACATAGCATTATTATATTCAGAACCTAAACCAACTAAAAAATATCCAAATTCTTTAGGTGATAATTGTCCTTTATATTCAGCAACTTGTGTATTTGTTGCAATATCCATTACGTGACACGCTGATGAATCTTTACCATCACCACGAGCAACGTCTGCTAAAATCATATATTCTCTAGAATAATCTGCTGGTTCCCAAACCCATAAATTTTGGTCTGCTCCTCTACGTTCTAAAGGATCTTGGATGGTTGTTTCTTTAATAAAATCAAGCCATTCAGAATAAAATACAATATCACCTGAGGTACTAAAATCACAATCACATTCCTGTGCTGCCATTCTAGGATCACCTAGTAATTCATCTTGTCGTTTTCTCCAAGTTTCATCTCTTTCAGGATGTACATACCAAGGTAATTTGATGGGTAAGAAATCATTATCTCCACTTTCAGCAGCAACCCAAGTTTTATGGAACCAATTTCCAGTACCATAAGGTGTTGATAATACTATTGCACCACCACCCGTTGCTAGGGTTTGTTGAGATGAAGCCCATATTTCACCAATTTGATCAATGAATGCGGCCTCATCTATCAGCAGCAAAGAAACAGCTTCCGATCTACCAGCATCACTACTTGCAGATGTTGCTTTAATTTGAGATCCGTTATTTAATCTTAATGTTAATTTGTTATGTTCGTCTGCTGGTATTTTAAGCCAAGAAGGTAAGTTATCAAACATGAATTTAACTTTCGTTACCATGTTTTTAGCTGTTTCTTGCTTAGTTGCTATACACAACACGTTTTTATCTTTATGGAATAACATTAACCATAAAGAGTATCCTCCGGCTAATGTTGATATACCTAACTGTCTGGATTTTAGGATAATAGAATAAGGATTATCTCTCCATAAATGTAATGTTTTTTCTTGAAATGGATATAAATTAAATATAACTCGTCCACGTTGTGGATGTTGAATATTACAGTATTTTTTCATAAAATGTGCTGGGTCTTGAGCACATTTAAGATATTCCTGTCGTATTATAGATTTTAAATCTTCTGCCATTATTTTCCTATTTTCCAGTATATTCTGGCTGATATTACTGGTTGGAGATTTTGGTTAATACCTCCTCCAAAGCCATATATTTTATAATTTTTTGTTTTGTATAATAATTCCCCACCAACATAATTTAATTGGGTACTATTTCCAACACCTCCTAAACCAACATAAACTTCTCTTTTATTAATGTAAATTTTTTCAGTAATTGTGGTTTTAGGATATCTTAAAGTATATTTAATCTGTCTACCAGTAATCATATTCTGGGTGACTGTATCTAGTATAGTTAATTTAAAACTATCAAAATCTTGTACATCATTATAATAATATTTAGCATAATAATCCGTTAAAATGGCTGATGTATCAACATCTATTAAAAATGAATCTATTTTATTTATTATTTCAATACGAGTTTTCCACTTTGGAACATATTCCGGGACACTTTTTTCTACAGTAATATATTCTACATCTGTATGGATAATTACTTTTGGTTTAGGTGTTTCACCACCACAAGATTTTATAATAAGAGCAATAACCAGTACTATAATAAGTACACTTTGGATATTATTAAAAACCTTTTTTAGGAAATTCATATAATTAATCCTCGTCGTCCTCTTCATCACCATCCATAAAAGAATCAATCATTGCTTCTAATTCTTTTTTAAGTTTGGTTAATCCTTTTAACTGTTCAACATATTTTTGTTTTTCTGAACCTTCAGCACTTTTGTATTTATTAACAACAGATTTCATCTGTTTTGTTACTTCAACATACTTTGATTTTAGTTTAGCAATTGAAGCATTTGCTTTTATATCTGAAGTTGATGGTTCAGCATCATCCATACTATCTTCTTTTAATTCTATATCAACACCCTGTGATGTAAGTTTTTTAATATCAGCTGGGGTTGTAGTTTTAGGCATTACTACTGTACCACGAGTTTTATCAGTATCTATTTCTGTTAACTCAGATACAATCATTTCTTTGATATAGGATTTTAATTCAGATTTTTTCATTATGTAGATTTTGTTATAAATATTACAAAGAAAGTGCCTGTTTCACAAGTGCAATACGCTCTTCCGTAGTTCCTTTGATATGTATTAAATTTTTAATTCTACTACGTTGCTTATGAAGTAATTCATTAATAGTTATATCAATAAGATTTCTATATTCCGAATTAGTTTCACGAACACCATTATCTTCTATATCAACACCTTCAGGTGAAACATAAAATATATAATCATATTCAGTTAGCAAATAAGCAGCAGATGTACAAAAATCATCAGCCTCAAAATAATACATTGTATTTGAACATTTAGCAAAAGCCATAACATCAATAACAGTGCGATCTGTAATAATATTTTCACACATTAATTCACTTGCACGTTCAGCTAAAAATACAATTTGACCTTTTAATGTAGAATCAGTATTTAATGGAATACCCATAGCCATTAATTCTTTAGAACGTTCCGTTCTAAACATATAATCCTTAAATTCCGGTAGCTCTTTAAGAGCGTTAACAAGTGTAGTTTTACCTACACTCATTGTTCCACATAATCCTATTTTCATATTAATTTCTATTTTGTCCGGCTTGACCTTTAGCTGTTTTATACCAAGGTAATCCTTCACGTTCTCTCATTAATTCAGCATAAACATCAGCTGAGTATTCTATTCCATTTAAATAATATGCTTTAGTAAATTCACTATCCTTATTATGAGGTATAATTGCAGGACCATCCCATTTATGATGTTTCCATACTTGTGAATTAGATTCTTTTATCAAATGGTGCTTTGCTCCCCTTGAATTTATTGTTTTGAATTCGTATTTTTTATCGTCCATAATTTTTATTTACCAAGTTATATTATCTCCATTTATATTATCCCACATATCAATATATTGTTTTTTCTCTAATTCTCCAAGTAATGATTCAACAACATATATCCCTTGTGCTCCTGATACTGTAATACCACGAGCTGATAGAGCATCTCCTACAAAGTGAACATTAGGATAATCGTTTAATGATAAATCTTTATAGTTAACCAATGGTTCAGGTGACAAATATTTTACCTCCGGAACATAAACACCCCAATCATCACCTAATGTTGGAAATACTTTTTTCATATCCTCAATAAAATCATCAATGTA